TGTGATCTTAGGTTTATTAATAATCAAATAATGTCTGACAACCAGATATCGATAAAAGAAAAGATTAGAGAAGAGTTTGTCAAGTGCGCGACAGATCCTGTATACTTCATGAAGAAGTACTATATGATCCAGCACCCACAAAGAGGTAGGCAATTCTTTAATCTTTATCCGTTTCAAGAAAAGGTTCTTAAACTGTTTCAGAAACATGATTATTCAATCATAAATAAGTCAAGGCAGTTAGGTATATCTACCTTAGTATCTGCTTACTCATTATGGTTAATGCTCTTTAATAAAGATAAAAACGTTCTTGTTATTGCTACTAAGCAAGATACTGCCAAGAACATGGTAACTAAAGTAAGATTTGCTTATCAAAACTTACCAAGTTGGCTTAAGATAGGAACGGCTGAAGATAATAGACTTAGTCTAAAATTAGTAAATGGTTCTCAAGTAAAAGCAGTATCTGCTGCTGGTGATGCTGGTCGTTCTGAAGCTGTATCGCTACTAGTTATAGATGAGGCTGCGTTTATTGATAATATTGAAACTATCTTTACAGCTGCTCAACAAACATTGGCAACAGGTGGTGGTTGTATAGCATTATCTACTCCTAATGGCGTAGGTAACTGGTTTCACAAAACTTATACATCTGCTCAAGAACAACAAAATAGGTTTTTACCGATCTCTCTTCCTTGGACAGTTCACCCTGAACGTAATCAAGATTGGAGAGATGAGCAAGATACAATATTAGGTAAGCGTAATGCTGCTCAAGAGTGTGATTGCGACTTTGCCACATCAGGTAATACAGTTATAGAACCAGATATACTAAATTGGTATGAGCAGAATATGATCTCAGAACCAATAGAAAGGCGTGGATTAGATAAAGCATTGTGGTTATGGGAATATCCCGATCCAATGAAATATTATGCCCTGGTTGCTGACGTTGCACGTGGTGATGGTAAAGATTACTCTTCTTTTCACGTTATAGATATAGAATCTGTAACTCAAGTAGCAGAGTATAAGTCGCAAATAGATACTAGAGATTACGCTAATATAATATTAAGTGTTGCATCTGAATATAATAATGCCTTAGTTGTAATTGAGAATGCTAATATAGGTTGGGATGTAATTCAAACAGTATTAGAAAGAGGTTATAACAATGTACATTATAGTTATAAGCAAGATCAAAACATGGACTTTACCAAGTATGTAGATAGATTTAATACTCAGACTGGTTTAGTTCCTGGCTTTAGTACAACAGAAAAAACTAGGCCTTTAGTTATAGAAAAGATGAGAGATTTTATAGAGACTAAATTAGCAAACATAAAGTCGATAAGACTTTTAGAAGAGTTAAGAGTCTTTATTTGGAAAAATGGTAAAGCACAAGCAATGCAAAGTTATAATGATGACTTAGTTATGTCTTTTGCTATCGCAATGTATTTAAGAGAAACAAGCCTTAGATATAGAAAGACAGCAGAAAATTTAACTTATGCTGCATTAAATAGTTTTACTAGAACTCAAGATGATAGTATTAGTTATAATGCTAATAATCAATATAATCAAAACCCTTGGGCTATGAATATTAATACTCCTATGGGTGGCGAAACACAAGATTTAACTTGGTTAATTTAATAATATGGCAGAACAACAACCGCAAAAACAAAACAATTTATTCTCTACCTTAAGACGTCTGTTTTCTACAGATGTTATCATTCGTAATGAGGGTGGAGATATGCTTAAAGTAATTGACACAGATACTATACAAAGATCTGGTGTTATTCAAACCAACTCTTTAATTGATAGATTTAATAAGGTATATACTACATCAACAGCTTATGGTGTAAACCTTAACTTAGCACAGAACTACCAATCAGCAAGGGTTCAAATATATGCAGACTATGACGCGATGGATACAGATGCTATTTGTTGTTCAGCATTAGATATCGTAGCAGACGAATGTACACTTAAAAATGAACAAGGTGAAGTATTACAAATTAGATCTTCTGATGAAAACATTCAGAAACTCCTCTACAATTTATTTTATTCTGTACTTAATATTGAATTTAATCTTTGGTCTTGGGTTCGCAACATGGCTAAATACGGTGACTTCTACCTCAAATTAGAAATTGCAGAAAATTATGGTGTTTATAATGTAATTCCTTTTTCAGCGTATAATATTATCCGTGAAGAAGGATATAATCCAGAAAACCCACAAGAAGTAAGATTTAAGTATGATCCAAATGCAACTTTGGCTTCATCTACAGGATATAGTTCACAAAAAAACAATGATACAGGTATTTGGTTTGATAACTTTGAAATGGCACACTTCAGATTAACTGGAGATGTTAACTATCTTCCTTATGGTAGATCTTATTTAGAACCAGGTCGTAAGTTGTTTAAACAGTATGTGTTGATTGAAGATGCGATGTTGATTCATCGTATTGTAAGAGCACCTGAAAGACGTATTTTCTATGTAAATGTAGGAGCTATACCTCCAGGTGAAGTAGATAATTACATGCAGAAGATGATTCAAAAGATGAAGAAAACTCCTTTGATTGATCCAAATACAGGTAATTATAATCTTAAATATAATCAGCAAAACCTATTAGAAGACTTCTTTATCCCTGTAAGAGGTAATGATACATCTACTAAAATAGATACTGCAAAAGGTCTTGATTATAATGGTATTGAAGACGTAGCTTATTTCCGTGAAAAGTTATTTGCAGCCCTTAAAATACCTAAAGCTTTCATGGGTTATGAAAAAGACTTAACTGGTAAAGCTACACTTGCTGCAGAAGATATTCGTTTTGCTAGAACTATTGAAAGACTACAAAGAATTATCATTAGTGAATTAACTAAGATTGCATTAGTTCACTTATACGCACATGGATATACTAATGAGTCTGCCGCTAACTTTAGCCTTTCATTAACTAACCCATCTATTATTTACGATCAAGAAAGGATAGCACTCTTTAAAGAGAAGATTGATTTGGCTAAACAAGCAATGGAAGGATCATTATTACCTAGAGATTTTATTTACGATAAGATATTCCACTTCTCTGAAGATCAATATGCTGAACTTGAAGATATGATTATTGAAGATAAGAAAAGAGAGTTTAGATACGCACAGATCCAAGAAGAAGGCAATGATCCTGCAGAATCAGGACAGGCATACGGAACGCCTCACCAGATAGCTAGTCTATATGGAGGCAAAGAAGATTCTATGTTGAATGTACCTTATGGTTATGATGAGAAAAAGCCTGGTCGTCCAAAAGCTGTAACTTCTATCATTGGTACTGATAATTCTAGATTTGGTCGTGATCCAATTGGTCAAGCTGCTTATAGTAAAAATGCAGAAAGAGGAGAGGATGATATGAAGCCAAACTATAAAGGAGGAAGCCCATTAGCATTGGAAGGAACAATGGCCGAATATTTAAAGAATAAAAGTACTTTGAATGCAATGACAAAGAAACACCAAAGAAAAGTTAATTTGTTTGAGCAACCAGATCTTTTAAGTGAAGACAATATAATTAATGGTTTAGATTAAATATTTAGATATTTATTACTAGCGGACTCGTAAAAAAACTATGGCAATAAAACATTCCAAATATCGCAATACTGGTATTTTATTTGAACTACTAGTTAGACAGACCACTTCCGATCTCTTGAATAATCAAGATTCAAAGTCTGTTAAGATACTTAAAAAGTATTTTACAAATACAGAATTAGGTAAAGAATATGGCCTTTATAGTGCCTTTTCAACTAGCCCTAAACTATCAGAAGCTAAAGCTGAAATCTTAGTCTCTACTCTTATTGAGCAATACAAGAAGCTTGATTATGAGAAGATAAACAAGTTGAAATATAACTTAATAAAAGAGATTAAGAATAACTACGACATAGATAATTTCTTTAAGGCTAAGATAGATCATTATAAATCTTATGCTTCAATTTATACTATTCTTGAGTCTCAAAACTCAAAGTTATCAGACACTAAACAGCTTATTGTAAATAAGATTAATCTTCTTGAGCACTTAACAAAGCAAGATCTTTCTGATTCAAAAGTACCAAAGTCTATAGTAGACGATCTTATGAAAGAGGATAAAGAGATCAGGCTTCTGGCATACAAGTTAATGGTTGAGAAGTTCAATAACAAGTATCAAGACATGTCTGAAAAACAGAAAGAGGTGTTAAAAGAATACATCACAAATATTTCTGACACAAAGAATCTTAAAATATATTTAAATGCTCAGTTAGATCAAATTCAAAAAGAACTAACTGAATTAAAAAAGTCTTCAAAAGACCAGGTTGTTAAAATCAAATTAGAAGAGG